GCTCTTACTTCTACAAGTTGACCTGTGATACTAGTGCGACTATCCCAAAAGTCGTCACGATTAGCATCAGTAAAGCCACTACCGACATTAACACTAATTTTCTTTCCGTCATCAATTCCTTCACAAACAAATGCACCAAGTCGTCCTTCGTTTCGTCCTGTTCCTTCTTCGACATCCTTAACCTCCAATGTTACCTCAATGAACGGTTTTGCTTTTAACCAAGCATGTGTACGCTTACATTCATACGGTGCATCAATGTCTTTTATCATAACACCTTCGTAACCACCGTCTACAGCCTGCTTATTTAACGCTACAAAGCGTTCTTGGCCTTCAGGAGTGTCTAAGTCTACATCTTCCCAATCCAACGCTTGTACGTGCTCTAAGACGTCTGCATGGTCTTCTACCCAATGCTTAGTAATTTGGCTTCTAAAGCTCTGTGGCTTGTCCCAACTACCTGCTTGGAAGCAACCTAATGGAATAGTATCGAACAAATGTAGTACAGCATCAGTAGATTGATTACCATCTTTACGATGTACTTGCTTCATAAGGTCTTGGAAGTTAGCACTCATTACTTCTCCGTCTAATACAAGCGGATAAGGTACAGGATGGTCTTTAATTACTGTTTCAAGTTCTTCAATGATGTGTCCGAAGTTGTGAAACTGTTTGCCGTTACGGCTAAACATTTCTACTTTATTACCTTGTATAATTGTAATAACACGGACGCCATCTAGTTTAATTTCTATTTGCTTTTTACCAACCATTTTCTTTTCGTGCTTGGCAGAGTCATGTGCTAGACTACATGTAAATACAGGCACTGTACCTGGTGCTACTTTGTTAACAGTCTTTTCGCTCATGCCACAACGCAAGTCTTTGATTAAGATACGTCTGTAAAAGCCATTCCACTGTTCTGTAGTAGCAATGCCCATTGCAAGTTCAATTGCATCACGTGCCGCATGTCCTGTTAGTTCACGATTGGCAAGTTTATCAGCAAGCTCTTTAAACACTGGCCATGAAAGACCTTGTCCAGTTAGTACATCTGAACGCTCAGGTACTTGCTTAACACCAAACGTAACAAGAGCATCTAGTGCTAATGTAATACCTTCAAAAAACTCTGGAACACCTTCTTCAAGTGCTTCTTTTAGAATTGCTTGTTTAGCCAGCTTACTATTGTCCGCTTCTAACTTAGCGATTATATCTTGTGGTTGTGTTCTCATATTTGTTTGCCCTCTGTTCCTGTTACTAAGTACATTTTCTTTATTATAGCATCGACATCACCGGATGTCAAGAAGCCTTTTACCGTATCATTATCATTAGTAATGCCAGGTAGTTCTTCTTGAAAATCACCTTTGTATACAGCGATTTCATACAGTCCTTCTTCACCGCCATATGAAACTTCGTTCTTTACAATACTTAACACGTATCCGTCAAACTGTACTTTTGATTGTATTCCTATTGGATTTATTGTTTGAATAAACTCTAAGTCTTTATATGCTGAAATCATAATCCATTGCCCTTTCTACTCTTTCGTTAATGCCTGTACTGTGCTTACACTTACCTCTAAAAGTAAAGCCAGTACAGTCACATGTAAAACCTTTGTCTGTAAGTTCTACACTATATTCATTATCTTTAGAACCTTTTACAGGCCAAACAGTACCTACCATCCAATGACCTTTAGGCTTGAAATAAGCAGGCTTCAAATACTTCTCTTGAAACTTACTCATTTCTTCACCTGGTTCTTTGCTATTGTAACCAACTTAGGATCTGCTTTTGTTAATACTTCTAACAACAAACGCTTTTCTTCTAAGTACAATTTTGCAAACTTAGGGTCATGTGCAACAATACTTTCAGTGTTGTCAATCATGTCTGCTACTTTTACAGTTTGTACATCAGCTGGTGCTTGGCTAAGTCTAACACGGTCCTGTGCCTTACGTGCTTTACGATTAGGACCACCTTCTACTTTTGGTGGATCACTTAACGCAACAACCATATCAGCAACATCAATACCAAATGCTTTCTGGATGTCTTCTTTAGTGATATGAGTATCTTCAATGACATCGTGTAACAACGCAGCCGCCAAAACTCGCTCGTCTTGTACAACAGTACTAACAAGATTCATTACTCGGATGGGGTGTGTTACGTAAGGTTCGCCGGTGTATTTACGGATTTGACCGATAGCACCGTGTGCCGCTGTAGCGTACAACTTTGCTTTGTCAACTAATGTCATGTGTGCCTCTATCTGTTTGCCTAATTTATGTATATATTATAGCAAAGAAATAGGGTGTTGTCAACCTCTTTTTACAGAAATTTTGGCATTAAATGACAGGCTTATTCTAGTGTCATCTGTGTCATTTGGTCTTACACCGTGATATAACCAGCTAGGAAATAGTACTAGTTTGCCCACTTCAGGATGGTAATATAAACACTCATCTGGCTTAAAATAGTGGGAACTAACTAAGCTAGTAATAGGGTTCATTAAGTATAACGATCCATCTTTTCCATTAGTTTGGAAGTAATAAACGCCACTAATATCAAATCCACCGTGGTTATGAACAGTTGTGTGTTCGCCTTTGCACGTACTTGTAAGCCAAGAGCTTTCAATTGATATATCATATTCGTTATCAGTAAATGATGATAGGTAGCGTTGTATATGTATTAAGAAATGTTTCTTAGTAAACTCTAGGTTGTATAGATTAAGGTAGTCAGTTCTAAAAGTAGGGTCGCTAAGACTGTGGTTAGTCTGTCCCCATCCTTTGTGCTTAGTAAACTCAACTTGTGTTAGTGTCTCACTTATCTCGTCTTGCACTTTAGTACGATCATCATTTACGATGTAATCGTAGTATGCGGGTGTATAAAACAAACCTTCTACAGCCATAACTACCTTTCAAACTTGGTGGAGCCGGAGGGGATCGAACCCACGACCTATTGGTTGCAAACCAATCGCTCTCCCTACTGAGCTACGGCCCCAAAATTGGAGCTCGGAATAGGATTCGAACCTACGACCTGAGGTTTACAAAACCCCTGCTCTACCAACTGAGCTATCCGAGCGTTAACTACTTTACTTATGAAACAGCGCCTGCATCTGCTACAGGTCCTGAATCGTCTTCATCACTTATTGCTTTTGTTGCTGCAATGTCAGCGGCTGTAAACTTTACGTCTTTGCCTGCAAGTTTCATTTCAAGTTCTGCATTTAGTACTTTAGCAAGACTACCTGGTCCTTCCCAGATTTCATTTAACGCTTCATTGATTTTATCTAGAGACACACGCTTCAATCTGTAAATACCAAAATGGTGTTGTAAAAATCCTAACAGTACCTCTGGAATTTTCCTGTGGTCTGTAATAGCAAAGGTACCTGAAAATCCATTTAGTCTATATGGGTTATCGATATCCTTGTTCATTTTTTCAATTCTTTCTTGAGTAATACCTTGTATATCTAACATAACTTCTCCTAATGTGTGTAAGTAAGTTGTATATTATACTATCAATGAATGTTAGTGTCAACCTAACGTGTTGTGTTTTTGGCTGGGTTGGAAGGATTCGAACCTTCAATCTTTTGTACCAAAAACAAGTGCATTACCGTTATGCTACAACCCATCGCCAACAACGTTGTTAGCGTGTATGCAAGGAGAGTTATCAACGCAGACTATGCCCGCTCCGCCCTTCCTCACTAACGACAAACACATGCCGGCATACTTGCATCGAGCCTTTTGTTGTGATTGCGACATCACTTCTCATCATATGGGACTTGCTAACCCATACTAGTTGAGGAGCAACCTCAACACGTCTATGGCGGAAGATTAGGGATTCGAACCCTAGGAAGAGTTACCCCTTCGTCGGTTTAGTAAACCGGTGCTTTCGACCACTCAGCCAATCTTCCGTATTAAAAACATACCAACGAATTATCAGTTCCGCTGCATCTGCTATACAGTATGCAAGGTATGTTAAACTTGGTAGTCCCTAGGAGAGTCGAACTCCTGTTGCCGAGATGAAAACCCGGTGTCCTAACCACTAGACGAAGGGACCTTTATTCTTTGGCAGGCGTGTAAGGAGTCGAACCTCAGCTTACGGTTTTGGAGACCGCCGTGCTACCATAACACTTCACACCCAATATAACTAATATACAGTCAACTTTCTACTGTGTCAACCACTTTTTCTACTTTAGTTACTCTTTCGTATTTAAAACTTCTCCAGCCATTTGCATTAACGTCCCAAACAGTTACATTGCCTTCTTTGCCAGGCTTGTCTGACTTTGGTTGATTAGCTTCAGGAATGATGTCAAACGACTTCGTACATGTCATCACTCTTTCAGCACCATCAAGTTTGTTAAATGTTACGACAAGTGTTGTTTCTCTTAGTGAGGTATTTAGTGCTTCCTCTGTAGGAATACCTTTCTTATCGGCTACAAACTGTTTTAGCTCATCTACTTTGTGTATGGCTGCGCTCATAGTTCCTCCAATATACCTAGTATCTCAGCGGCAATTAATAATGCTCCGCCTAGTATAATATAAGTTCCCCAATTTTCAAGATAGTATCCGCCTACTATAAATGCGGCTCCTGAAGCAATACGTACAGCACTTTTTACAAGGCTTACATAAAAGTGAAACTTACCTGGATCTTTATTTGCTACTTCCATTATCTTTTCTCGACTACTTTATCGGCAAGGCCCCATTCAACAGCTTGTTCAGCTGTAAGGAACGTATCAAACTTCATTGTTTCTGCCATTTCTTCATAAGTCTTACCTGCTGTGTTATGTTTTACATACAACTCTGTAAGACGCTTGTTTACTTTCTTCGACTCTTCAAATGCTCGAATGTTATCTTCCATTTCAAGCTCTTGCACATACACACTGCCGCCTGTACCTCGTGTACCTGAACTTACTCTGTGAATCATTGTACGTGACTCTGGCAGTACTACACGCTTGCCTGCTGTACCTGCTTGTGCTAGGAACGATCCCATTGAACATGCTTGGCCCATTACAATAGTACGTATGTCGCACTTGATGTATTGCATAGTGTCATAGATAGCCAATCCTGCTGTTACAGCGCCACCAGGCGAGTTAATGTACAAGTTAATTGCTTTATCAGGATTATCTGATTCTAAAAACAATAGTTGTGCTACAATGAGGTTAGCCATACTATCCTCTACTGGACCGTTAAGCATAATAATGCGATCCTTCATTAGGCGACTGTAAATATCGTATGAACGTTCGCCGCGACTTTCTTGTTCTACTACCATAGGCACTAAGGGCATATTATTCTCCTGATACTTGGATTAGTGGACGAGTTATTGAGGTATCATTGTAATCACCATCTTTTCGATACTCGCGTCTTGTGATATACTCAGTTAACATGCCACCTGGCTTAACCCGTACTGTTTTGACTTCTCTATAAAGAACACCTTCAATGTCCTCTACTAGTGCGGCACTAAACGGTCCGTCCATTATTTCTACTTTCTGTTTACTCATTAGTATCTCCCTTTAATGTTGCGTCCTACTGGTCCTGAGGAAGTAAACTCCATTCCGTGGGCATTACCTACAAAGATTTTGCCATTCCAACGCATGTGTATTTTGTTACCTGCTATAAAAGCATCTAACGATTGTTTATCTTTAACATTATCAACTTCACACTCAACTTCTTGATCATTGCGTGTGTTAATTAATATTGCTGTTTTTTCATATATTGTATTCATTTCATTCCCATTAGTTTACAATTTAAAACAAAGTTCTCTACAAGTAGTTTAACAATAATTGCGCCATCTGTCAAGTGATTTCTTTCCATTTCTAACACATGGGCCGCCATCATTATATAGGCTTGGTCTTCTGTAATACTTAGATCACCCCAATCAATAGGATCCATCTTCTCGCCTTCCTTAGCAAGTATTACTAAATTGCGTATTGCTTCGTCATCTACTTCAAACATATCTGTCATGTTATACTCGTTACTATGTTCATCATTACCGCTGTTCCGCTTATAGCACTACCGATCATAATTGCTCTGTCGCCCCAGGCCATACCTACATATACCCAACCACAACTACTGAGTACATATGCTATTTGTCCAAACATTGTAAATCCTGCACTTATTGCAAACACGCCAATTACAGCACCTACCATACTAAACCATTTTACATACCAGTCTGGCGTTCCAGTTGGTGTAGTAGGAGTAAGTTCTTCATTTTCTTGTTGTAGCTCTGCAAGCT